AAGCGCATAGCAATCTATAGAGGTGAAGATATGAAAACAATTATTCGAGCCTTAGAAGAAGAAATACCAAAGGGTTATTGGTGCCGTGCTAATGGTGAATGGTGTAAGTACCACGAGATTAAAAAACCTACTCTTGATCATAGAGGTAGCATCCAAAGTAATTACTGCCATTTAAGCGAAGAATTTGTCTTAAAGAAGATGTGCGGAATAAACGAGTAAGAGGTGAGTATGGATAATGAAGATATATTAAAAATGCCAAAAGAATTAACAGCAGAGAATGGTGCTAAGCATTCTTTTATGGGCGAGTTTGAAGAATCTGTACGATTAGCTTGCGCTAGTTGTTTTCACGAAATAGACGAGGATTGCGACTTCTGCGATGGTTCTGGATATTACATTCAAAAAGTACCTATCTCATGGGCAAATATCAAAGCTATATATCAAAAGGCCGTCAAAGAACATGGCGAGCCTATTTAGAGCTAATCAAATAAGGAGGGGGTATGGACGATCAAATAATTAAATATATAACTGGCGAAGAGGATTACCAAGACTGTTGGTTCGGCGAAACACCAGAGGGGAAGGTTGGAAGGTTTTGGTGGAGAGGTGAGCTTAGAAAATACTTAGATCACAAAGAGGTGGAAATAATCAATTTGCAGCGTGAAATTAACAGACTAAAAGAGCGTATCGAAACGGCTACCCTAGTATTAAATGAGGGTACTCAAGAGATTTAGCCAACCAAAACACTTAGGGGGTTAATGTGGATATAGTAGAAGCAGAAGAATGTGATATTGATCAAGAATCAGCTTATCTGGTTTTGTATAAAATTGTATATGAAGACGAAAAAATACCGCCTTTCTGGAATGCGTGGGGTGCGGTTTGTGAATCACTAGATCAGGTTAAATATAATCTGGAAATGTGCAAGGACCATGAAACCAAGGTTTTAAAATTCCCTATATCAATACTAACAGGCATATAGGTGAGATATGGACAACGAGCATGTGATAGACGCTTATCGAAACAGATTAATGCTTTGGAATAGGCGCATGATCAAGGGCGACTTATCTATCACTTTTTGTACCTCTCATATCAATGTAATAACAATGATTATAGATAGAGAGCGTTTTTATCAGGAAAAGTTCAGATGAAATACATAGCAGCAACTACAGGCATATTACTAGCCTATTGGGTAATGAATAGCGGGTTATTAACTATAAATGTGTGAGGGTGATTATGACTAAAATGACTCTAACAATAGAGGTCGAATACAATCAAGAAATACTTTTCGACAAAAACGACAACGAGTCTGTGGAATGGTTTGAAAAAGACGTTTTGGGCGACAGGGAATCTTTAATGCTTCACTCGGACGAAGTGGGCGACATGATTGGTAATGTTAATGTTATAGAAATTGAATCTCTAGGTTTCAATGACCCTAACAAACAATAAAAGCCTTATAGCCTGTGTAAATAAATGCCAGCCCAATGAGAAGATATGCGGGGGGTGCGGGCGTACAGAGTTACAGAGATTAAATTGGAACAGCTACAGCGACGAGAGGAAAAGGGAGATAATAAAAAGGCTTAAACCATGGAATAATGCTAGAAAAGAATAAATATGTTAAAATAATCAAACCTTTACGGGGGTCTTATGAATATTTACGAAGAACTATTGCCTTACTGTCGAACGGAAACGCAGCGAAAAACAATCCAGGCGTGCGCTGATCATAATAGCTATCGCAAAGGTGCGGCAAGTATAGGCAGGGGTAAAGCCGCTGTAAGGGAGATTATAAACAGGGTTAAAAGTTATCGAGATCAAGTAGAGAGCGCAGCCGAATCTTTAGGAAAAACCGAAGAAGATATTATTAAAGATCTACAGGCCAGAGGTTATACAGGTAAAACAATAGGCAAGAAAGTAGACGCGGCAAACAGTATCGTTACTGAAAGGGAATACAAAGAAAGTATCCAAGTAGGCCGTAAAACCGTGGTTATACCTGATACCCAAGTTAAAGAGGGTGTACCTTTATTTCATCTCAAAGCAGCCAGTAATTACATAGTTGAAAAAAAGCCCGACACCATAGTGGTCATAGGTGATTGGTGGGACATGCCCAGCCTTAATAAATTTGGGTCCTCTAAAGAGCTAGAGGGTCAAAGGGTCTTAGCTGATCTTGAAATAGGTAAGTATGCTATGGATCTATTCCTAAAACCTATCAAGGAATGTGAAGGATACGAGCCTAGATTAATATTCTGTACTGGCAACCATGACCCACAGGTGAGAATTCCTAGAGCTATCGAGAGCGCCCCCAATTTAGAGGGGTTGTTGATAGACGACACAGACGAATGGTTAGAATCAAGAGGTTTTGAGGTTTATGGCTTTTTGGAAATTGTAGACATTGAAGGTATATGGTTTTCGCATTATTTCCAAAATCCACATTCAGCTAAGAAGGCTCCTTTGTCTGGGGCTATGGATACCATGTTGAAGAACTGCGGACATTCCTTTGTTCAGGGCCACACACAAGGTTTAAAGATGGGTAAGCACTATCTTAGTGATGGCTCAGTGAGGGTGGGGATTGTGGCGGGGTCATTCTATCTACATGATGAGGAATTTATGGGGCGTCAAGGGAATGAGCATTGGCGGGGAATAATCCAGCTCAACGATATGCGAAACGGATCAGCCGACATATGCGAGCTATCTGCTAACTATTTAATAAGGCGGTATCTATAGAAAAGTGGTAAGCTAGGAGTATGAAAAAATTTATAGCTAATCACTTCTTCTTGATATTCTGCCTTTGTTTCTTCCTTGCGTTTGTCTACGGATTTCTTAAAGCGCTATGATGTACATAAAATATAGTCGTACACAGATTGTGGGCAGGTAAAAATAATGTACAAGCCTAAAGCCGTATATGATTATGTTCCTATCTATAATAGGCATGTTTTCTATGCGACTGATCCAGATTTGCTGTTAAAAGAAATACATAAATATTTCAAAGAAGGCACTGTAGACGTATCCTATATCAAGGCAGATGACACTAGCCACGGCTATGCTTGCCCTATAACCGATATAAACGATGACGACCATATTAAAGCTTTTGCGGTATTGGTTAGAAAAGATGAGGCAGGTGTAATAGCTCACGAAATAGCCCATTTAAAAAACTTTATCTTTGCTTATGTAGGTCAGGAGGCAGACGCAATAAACGACGAGGCCGAAGCCTACTTAATAGGATACTTAACAAACCGATACCTTGAGCTAATCAAAGGCAAGAAATCTAGCGATAAACCGCTAAAGAAGCTTAAAAATGTCAAAAGGTAGCGCACAAAGACCCACACAGGTACCTGATAAGCAGGTTAGGGATAATTGGGACAGAATATTTAATAAGCCTAAGAAAGATAGCAAAAAGGACAAGGAATAGCTATAATGTAAGTCCTTACTAACTTAGGAGAATGTGGCCATGCCCGCACCTAAAGGAAATCAATTCTGGAAAGCCAGATCATCACATGGAAGGAAGCCTATCTATGATGATCCTGAAAAACTCCAAGACGCTATAGAACAGTATTTTGAATGGGTAGATAATAACCCCTTAGTTGAATACAAACCCATGATAGAGGACAAGCAAATCACCAACGCTATTATACCTAGAATGCGCCCTATGCTATTAGGTGAGTGCGCTAGATTCTGTGGATTAACGACAGATTCATGGTATGACTATAAGAAAAAAGATGATTTTTCCGTAATCATAGAGACAGCCGAAGAAATAATACACAATCAGAAGCTATCAGGGGCTATAGCAGGGTTCTTTAAGGAGAATATAGTAGCTAGGTACTTAGGGATAAAAGACCGCACAGACGTAACTACAGACGATAAGGCGATCACTGTTGAGTACATCAATCCAGATTCCTAAAGTATTCAAGCCTCTTAACGACCCTTACCGCTATAAAGTTATGTATGGTGGTCGCGGGGGTGCTAAGACTTGGAACATAGCGAGAACTTTAATTCTAAAAAGTCTCCAGGAAAAGCTATTGATACTCTGTACTAGGGAGTTACAGAAGAGTATTAAGCAATCAGTACATAGAGTTATTAAAAACCAAATAAGCTTAATGGGCCTTGATGATAAGTTTGATATAACTGACACCTCAATTAAGAGCAAGAACGGCTCAGAGTTTATCTTCTTGGGTACTAAGTATAATCCTGAAGAAATTAAGTCTACTGAGGGGATTGATATATGCTGGATTGAAGAAGCGCATAACCTTACAGAGCTATCATGGGATGTTATAGATCCCACAATACGTAAGGAAGGCTCAGAGATATGGATTAGCTTTAACCCTCGCTTTAAGTTTGATCATGTTTATCAGTTATTTGTAGCTAATGACCCTCCCCCAAATTCATGGGTTAAGAAAATGGGCTGGCGAGATAATCCATTCTTTAAGAAGACGGCTATGGTTCAACAGATGGAGACCATGAAAAATAGGGATTATGAAAAATATGAATGGATCTGGGAAGGTAATCTTAAAACACTAAATGAAGGCGCTATATTTGGTAATCAGATTAAAAAGGCTAGGCGCGAGGGCAGAATATGCAAGCTACCTTGTGATGATCTAGCGGTATATACATTCTGGGATTTAGGAAGAAACGACCACACAGCAATATGGTTTATGCAAGCGGTAGGCAAAGAGCTTAGGTTGATTGATTACTACGAGAATAGATTGCAGGACATTCCACACTATTGCAGGGTTATAGCTGGCAGGGCTTTGGATTGGGAGTGTGAGCAATTTGGCATATCTAGAGAGCTTCAGGAGCGTAGAAAGTCTTATTCTTACGATACACACTACATGCCGCACGATGTAGAAGCTCAAGTATTAGGGATGAGCAAGACTAGGAAAGAGCAATTTCAGGATGGTGGATTAAGGAATATTCACACTGTAGAACGTATCAAAGCTAAAGAGGATGCTATCTCATTAGGTAGAAACATATTCTCTAGGTTATGGATAGATGAAGTTTATTGTGAAAGGGGTATAGATTGCTTATCGAACTACCGATACAAGTATGATGACGAGAAAGATACACACCAATTAACCCCACATCACGACTGGAGTAGTAACGGAGCGGACGCGTTTATGCAATTAGCGCAAAGCTGGAAAGATCCAACAGAGCAGCATTACGAGCCTAGACAGATGGGTAACTCTTATGATGTGTTTGATTGCTAAAGGTAGTAAGTATATACTAACATTATTATTCTGGGGGTAGATTATGGGTTTGTTTAGCAGCATCAAAAAAGAGTTTAAGCGGGCTGGAAGGTCTATAGAAAAAGAAGCGAAAAGAGTTGGCAGGCGGTTTGATGATGAACTCCAAAGAGAAATAGACGATGTTAGTAAGGCGGCTTCATTTGGCCTTATAGATAGAAAAGCGGCTAGGCAAATGGAGAAAGAAGCCAAACGAGCCAGAAAGGAACAACAACGAATTCAGAAACAGCAAAGGCGGCTCTCACTTATTGAGGATGCTGAATTTGCTAGTCAAATCGCAGAACGCGGGCGAATAGCGGAAAGAGGTGGGCGTGTAGGTTTGCTTACTGGGCGTGGTGGTGAACGTGGTAGCTTACTTGCATGAGTATTAAAAACCCTCAAAAACCAGAAAACCCGATTCCTTGGACTAATGAACAGATATGCTCCAAGTTTAAAGCTGCTAAAGGACGCAAGGATCAATGGGTAACACACTATAGGGAAGCTTTCCAGTACGTCACGCCCAATCGTGAGACATTCTACGAGCATCATCCAGGCGATAAGAAGACAAGATTACAGTTTGATAACACTGCAATGGAGGCCATACAGGTCTTTGGTTCTCGTATCATGGCTACCATAACACCTAGCTGGCAGGTATGGTCAGAGTTTAGAGCTGGGTCAGACATTCCAGAAGAAGAGCAAGAAGATATTAACAAGCAGCTATCAGAGCAGAATAGCATTCTCTTCGATTTTATCAATCATTCCAATTTCACCACGCAAGCTAGTGAGACTTATCTAGATATAGGTTACGGCACTGGCGGCATGGTCATTGAAGAGGGTGATTTAGATGACTTGTTAGTATTTACTAACATTCCTTTAAGTCAGTTATATTTGGAAGAGGGGCCGGATAGCTCTATTCGTTCTTCATGGCGGTTAATGACACCTATGGCTTCTAACCTTGGGACAATGTTTCCTAAAGGTAATTTCTCTCAAGCTACTAATAAGCTTATTGAGAAAGA